ATCTCCTTCTTCACATGGTTCGTCTGGTCTAAGTTCTCTAAAACCTGTTCGCCAAGCATAATCTTCAAACAAAGGATTCTCTAAAAATTCTTGTGGTGTCATTGTTCTTGCATAATCTTTTAAAATAATTCCTTTTTCCTGTTTATACCAATCAACAACTAAACTCCAGCAATCAGTAACACCCCAAACCCACTGCCTTCCTAAAATACCTGGAACGTACCCCTCTGGCTTACATTCACCCCATTGTTCAGTTTTAGGGTTAACAATATACCAAGGTAGTTTACTTTGTTCACAACTAATTTTATCTGCCTGACTTGGCTCTGGAGGTGTTATAGGGTGGCTATGAACAACACCAATAATTTCACCCACATTATCTGCTTTTACATAATCTTCTGGGTCAATAATAAAACATTGATTATCTGTAATTGAAAGATTACGACATGGATAGTATCGTTCTTTACCTTTGACATTTAATAGAAGTCCGCAAGACTCTCTGGGATCTTCACGTTGAGCATGAAGTAGTGCTTTATATTTCCAACTCATTGATTAAACGTACCAATACTAGGAAATAGGGCACGGGTGCATTGACGTTTAGGTGCTCTAACTCCAGCCATATCAATGGCCCCTGCCAATTCAAATTCTACTACTTCTCTATTTTCTGTTGCTTTTCTGTCAACTATAAATACCTGACGTTTAAATTCTGCTGTAGGATCTGGTGTGCCTAATGGATTTGAATTTCCTGGAAAGTTAACAGCATCTAAGAATCTTGCCATTGTTCTAATCCTTGTAAATGTTGCACCTGTTAAATCATTACCTGTGGTAGTTTCATTAACAGCCAAAAGAATTGCTGATATTGTTCCTAACGCATTACTAATAACAAGTTTTGGTCTTGGAATTTGACCACGTTGATATGCAAAACCTGTAGCTTCTATAGGAAATCTTAAATATGCTTTATTAGCAAAAACTATTTGACCATTAGCATTTAAGTTTGATCCTGAATGAAATCTGTACACATTCGTTTCACTTGAATCAGGTAGCCCTGCATTGTTGCCATGCAAGGCTGTATCTAGTTCTAATACAAAAAGTTCAATAATTGCAGAAGGGTTTATTTTTTGAACTTCACTAAAAACAGGATCAGTGCTCATGGTTCAAATACCTCTCTAAATGTTGCCTGTATTGTTGCTCTGTTTAAGTAAGGAATTGATTTGCTCCATGTCTCGCAAACAAATTTAGAAGAACTAGCTTCTCCTGGAGGAGTGAAATCAAAACTTGCACTATCATTTGCTCTGGCATCTAAAAATGTTTCTATAGTATCTGCATCTGTTTCTGAAACCTCAAAAGTAAAATTAAACACTTTAGGATTTTGATGTTGAGCTAATCCAAATAATATTCTATGTTCATAACCATCAGCAAAACGAACTGTTCTAGTATTTGGTGCGGATCTTTTTTGCTGTCCGTAGGTTGGAGTAATTGAAGGAAACGTAGCCATTATGCGAGTAAACCTCCAGGTCTTTTCTGTTGTATTAATTCAGATTGTACTGCAACTGATATAAGTCGACCAAGTTCTCTACCTTGTTGTTCATCTCCTTGAACTGAAGAACCAGAAGCATCTACATTTACTACAACATTTGTAGATCCTCCACCCATTTCGTGATTAGGAGTAACTCTACCTGTAACCCCTGGAGTAAATAATTCTGGACCACGTTCTCCAACAATATAAGATTTATTAGGCTTAGTAACACCACCATTTGCAAAGAAACCACCAATTCCAGGAATTGATCTAAGTAAAGAAGTTGCACCAAAATCAATTAACTGTCTGCGAATAGAGCCGAATACACTACTTGCTACTTCACCTAGCGTCATTGTTCCTGTTATTGCACCATCTATAGCATCAACAAGACCTGTTTGAACTGTATCAGCGATTCCACTGTATAAATTATTTAACTCTTTTAGGTTACGCTTTAATCTTACTTGTCTATCTATTTCTGCTTCATCAAATTCAACTCCAGCTTTTCTAGCAGCTTCTATAAGTTTATTTTTTTCTCTTATAATTTCAGCTTCTCCTTGACCTAATGTAATTGCATTGTTAAGAAATTCTATTTGATCTGTCAAAGATTTAGTTATTTGTTCATATTCCATTCTTGCTAATTCTGCTGCTCTTGCTCTTGCATCTTCAATATTCTTTGCCTTCATTAATAAAACAAGCTCATTTTCTAAATCTCTTCGTTTATTTCGGTTTTTTTGATTGTCTATTTTTTTTACTAAATCCATTATCTCTTGATTATCAGTAACATTTTTTGCTTGTGCTAATAAATTTGATCTTTCAAAACCTAATATCGGCTTACTTAAATCATCATTAGCACCTCTACTAAATAATTTTGCTATTTCAGTACCAAGCCTTGTAAAGAATTTACTCATTTCATTTGTAAGGTTTTGACTACTGTCTGCAAATGCTTGTAGAGCTTCAACACCATCTTGTCCAACTAATTTTGTTGTCTCTTCAACAGCAGCATTATAAGCAGCTTGTTTGCCTTCGGTCTGTTCAATTAATTTTAAATATCTTTCTGTATCAGTTCCTAACAATCCAAAAGATTTTGAAACCGCATCAATATTTAAAGTTTTAGGATCTAATGCTTTTCCTAAATCACTTAATCCTTTAATTGCAGTTGTAAGTTGTTGAAGAATACCAGTAGCAACAAGACCTCCTGCAAAACCACCCATCTGTCCACCAATCTTAGTTCCTGCAAAACCTCCAGTAAAACCAGCAATAGCACCCAATGGCCCTTGTCCAAATAACAATGGGAACGCACCAGAGATTAATCCACTCGTAGCTGCTGCTTTATTGCTTCTGTTGTTAAATTTATCAAGTTTATTTCCTTGAGCTTGTGCTTTATTATTTTTAATTTGTGCATCTGTATTTTTGTTAATTGAAATTGTTTCTCGGCCTAACGCTGCATTTTGTTTATTTGTTGCTGCTAATGCTTCTTTATGTCTTTTAGTTCCAATTTCTAAATTATTTGTATATTCCTCTAAAGCATCTGATACCGCAAACTGAGCGTTAGCTGTTTTACCAAATGCTCCTTGAGCTTTATTAACGGCTTTGACAATATCTTCCATGTCTTGCCTATATTTTTTTAATTCATTACGAGCACCTTGTCCTGCTTTTCCTCCTGTATTTCGAGGATTCATTATGTCTATCTGACGAATATTATCTACACTTTTTGTTAATTCTTTTACTTTATTATTTAACCTATCAAGACCAGACTGACCTTTTACTCTTAAATTTATATTTACACCGTAATCGGCCACGATAAAATCAAAACTTTATTTTAGTGTACCGCTTTTAGCGTTTTCTTGCTCGTGATTTATTCTTTGCGTCTTCGTAAGCCTTTTCTTCATATTCTTTTTTTAATTCATAGTAAGCAAGCCAGTTTATGTATTCTTCGTAAGTTAATTTACTAGTAAGCTCCTGAATAGTCATTCCTAGTTCTGAAGCTAAGAAAAACATAAAAAACCAATCGTTTCTAGCTTTTTAAATCTGCCTTCGCTTCCTCCAATTTATATTCAGAACCAGAGTTTAACATTGCAAGTTGAATATCCTGCAAAGTAGTTGCATTTACTTCTCTTCGTAAAGACGCTTTATGACCATCTTGAAATAACCTTTTACCATCTTTATCTAATGCTTTTGTAATCATAAGATTCAAAGCAAAATCATCATTAGTTCCTGAGTCTCCAGATTTTGCAACAATAGACTCTCTTTCTGCAATAGTTAATGGATTCCAGTAAATTTCTAAAACTGTCACATCTCCATCTTTCAATTCATACAAATATTTTTGTTGAACACCAAATTTGTTCTTGAGCAGTTCAATCGCTTCCATAAATTTAT